TATTAAGATATTAAGATATTAAGATATTAAGATATTGTTATGGCTTGAATACATCACACTAAAGTAATGAAACCATTGTTATGGCTTGAATAGGTAGTAATAGAAGTTCTATTTAATCCTAATACTGTTGAAAAAATTTTGCCAAACATCTTACGACTTTCAAACTGGCATGTAATAGGATTATATATTATTTGCTTGTTTTTGTTATTTATAGCACAAGGAATAATATCTATGTTGGTCATATATATATTATTAGATAATAATCTATTATCTTTAAATAATTATTAAACCTGAATACTAATATCGGCGTTTTAAATCTCCAAAGGTGTAAGATATTAAGATATATAAAACGTTTTACATTCAACCCCTGGCATACGCTTTGTATATAAGGATGCGATAGCACTTGTAATATTTTTATTAGAATAGTAGAATAGTATATGACGCGCAAGGATATCTTTTACGAACGTATTGGTGTAATATTCTTTGATTCGGGATGATTTGATAAATAGGAGCTTTCGGTATATCTCTTTGTTCGTAACGATATCTTTAGAGAATAGGAGCTGGTTCTTGTATTCGTCATTTAACGAGTTTAGATTGTAAAACTTCGTGGATTCATATAGGTATTTAAAATGACGCTTGGCGTTCAAGATGCTCTCATCTTCCATCACATAATTTTGTAGAATAGTTAGAAAGTTATCAATAAATACAGTGGTATATTTGCTATGACATTTAGAGGTTATAGTGTAATAGGACATTGCGGGGTTATAGCTATCCGCATTAACGGATAACCCGATATTGTAAATGATACCAAGCTTTCTGCGAAGTATCTTGTAAAATATGCCAGTATCAAAATTGAAGAGGATTCGGTTGATATAGTAATATAATATTAGATATTCCTCCGACAGGTATTCAAAGCATTTCGGTAAATGAATGATAAGCGAATTGTTTTTATCGGCCACCGCATTCCTTATATTCACTATTTTTAAGCAGGAATTATTGTGCTTTATCACGGGGTAGTCGCTAGTCGTCCTCTTATATTTTATAACGCCAAAATATTTCTTGACGTTCTTAATCGTCTCCTTTACTTTCAGCACGGGACACGTTATAGTAATTACTAAATTATCGGTATTCAAGTGCTTCTTAATATACCGCTTTATATCCTCGTCGCCAAACTCCTTTAGCAGTTTAATATGCCTCTTGTAATCTGCCATATACGAATACTTCGGGTATAGAAACTTGAAAATATTGTATTCAAACTCATAATTATTATTTGATATAAAACCCATATATTCCTGTACGATGGCACCTTTCTCCTTTATTTTGACATCCTTCTCTACATAAAAGTTATTAATAGTATTTGAAAGTATATCCATATAAAACTCCAAATCACCATAGAGACCCTTTATATAAATACTCATCTCGTAGTCACTTACGAACGCATTAAACTCTCCGCCTCTTTTATATATTTCCTCGCTGATGTAAGAGGAACTCTTGTATTTTTGGGATGTTAGGCACCCGAGTAAATGCTCTATGTAATGCGTTAAACCCGCTTCGTCTCTATCTTCTTGATAACGTCCCAATAAATAGTTTGTTGATATATAGGTCAGCTTGGTATTTAATGGGACTATTATAATGCGAATACCATTTGTGAGCTTTAGCTGCGTCAGCTTTAGCTGCGTCAGCTTCGTCAGCTTCGGCTTCCTGACATTAATACCCATAAATATGGGGGTTCTGTTACCTAATATATTACTATATATATATAAATAAAAACAAGCAATCACTAGAGTCATTCTTCATTAATTACCGTATATCGCAATAGAGATTGGTTTGCGTAGCTGGATGTAGTTAAAGAAAATATTCATAAATATGTAAATATACTCTGTATACTTTAGAGTTAGGGTATTTGTATTGGTATTGGTATTTAACAGACAGTACGTCATATAAATCTCTATGGCCTTTGGTATTAACGACGTATAATTAAAAACACACGAAGCAAATAATGGCGGTACCAAGACTAACGTATATATCACAGGCGATTCCACATAATATGAAAAATACATGTGATAAAATTGGAGCATATAAAGGAACTTGAAAAAGTAGTAGTCTCTTCTAAAAATGTTATTAATCTCGTTACCGTATTTTTCCGTATCTATCCATCTCAAGTAATGGACGAAGGAGCTACCAAATAGGAATATGTTTGAATGGAGATTAGAGGATACGTATGACAGTAGTAATAAATACTGGATATTATTATAACCTATATAGAACTCAATATCGTGGTATGTTTGCGTAGATATTATCATACATTTCGCTAAATATTTAGTGTATTTACATTGCGGAATCAGGGTGAATAGGAAGAGGTTTCTAAAGAGTTTGTTATAAAGAATAGAAAGTTTGCTTAAAATAAACCCAAAGACAAACGCCCACGAAGGATATACGAGGTAATGTATTTTTAGAATTATCCTATATTTCCTTTCTAGAATTGAGGACGTATTCTTGTTATTCCAAATGACAGGAGATATATAATGGCATTCTCTATTAAAATCAAAACCGACGACGTCGCCAGTTTTTATTATATATGTTTCCTGTGCCATATTAAATATCGTCATAATATCTCTATTATCGTCAAGACCTACAATGACCCGATAGCAGGATGCGAAGGGAAAGTAGAAAAATGGGGCATCTATGTGCCTCGTATAAAATATATTGTCGGAGGCATTCGTTACAAAGTCCTTGTTACTATTTGAAGGAGGCGATACATATATCTCGTTCATCTGGTGTATCACAGCAACCTGATGGTCGTCACCTAACCTTTTTTTAAACATATCTATAATCTTTTTATCCATTGTAATGTCGTTAAATAACTCTTTGATATGCGTGGGTAAATCGTTATACCACCAATGGGTTGATGTCTTGAATGATGGGGTTTGTTCTATTACCCACTCTCTAATACTAGAAAGCGTATTATTCGCTGTCCCCAATTTACAATTGACAACTCTTGACCTCTGGAATCTCCAAGGGAAATATAGCATACCACCAATTTATTATATATATATAATAAAATATTTAAAAAAGTTAATAAAAAATTAAAATTGCCAGATTTATCTAGAAAATAATAAAAAATGATACTTAAGGCTTGAAGGTGTTTAATTAAGCACCAATAAGAACAATGGCTATCGTCTCCCAGACTTCCCAGCAAGGCTCGCAAGGCTCGCAAGGCTCACAGGGCTCACAGGGCTCGCAAGGCTCGCAGGGCGATACTCCAAAATACACCCTTACCGAGAATGGAGCAGTCGCACTTGATACGAGTGGCAGTCATATTGTGGATTACTTTATGATGTATTCGCGTACGCTCACGAAGGAACAGAACTATCAGTATATTGAGAAATGCTGGGAGATTAATCCGCAAAAGACGGTTGCTATCATTTTCAATGGTCGCGATAGGTTGAAGGGAAAGAAGGAAAAGACCGTATCTAACCAGGCGATGCTATGGTTGCGTGAAAACAAACCATACACCTATATGAATAATATCACCACCTATGTCAATAATTATGGCCGTTGGAAGGATTTGCTATATATCTGCTATGAGAATGAAGGCGATGGAATGATTCACAAGAATTATGAATTGACGTTGTTTGCGGATAAGTTGAGGGAAGACCTTACATCCCTGAAGATTAGCGAACTTATTACGGAGGCGGAGGAGGCTACAGAGGAGGGAGCGGAGGGAGCGGAAGAAGGCACCGAGGATGAGAAGAAGGTGAAGCTCGCAAATGCCGTGAAAGCCGCTAAAGCGAAAGTCAAAAGCGTCTCTCTGTGTGCGAAGTGGGCTCCTAGTGAGAATGATAGGAATGATTCACGCAAGCATTTTGCCAAGAAAATCGCCACAATCCTCTATGATAAAGAAGATAAGAAGAAGATGGAGAAGTATAGGAAGGAATACCTCGTGCCTCTTCGTAAAAAGATTGCGATTGTTGAAAGGTATATGTGTAATAACGAGTGGGACAAAATCAATTACGAAGGAGTCCCTGGCGTCGCTTCGCGAAAGTTACACAATGCTTTTAATAAGCACGACAGCGACAGGTATTGCGATTACTTGTCAAAGGTTAGAAGCGGAGAGGCAAAGATTAATGTCACTGGTATTCTTCCTCACGAGCTAGCGAATTATTATGTGAATCTTCGCAGTTCGCAAGACGAGTATGAGCCAAATGAAACCATTGAACTTCAGTGGAGGACTATTGTAAATGACGTTAAAAGTTGTGGTATTCTCGGGAACTCTTTGGCGATTATTGATTTATCAGGGTCTATGTTCTCTGCCAGCAATGGTAGCATTCCCGCACAAGTCGCCATATCGCTTGGTATTATCACATCGCAGTGCTGTAATGGAATGTTTAAGAACAAGTTCATTACATTCAGCGATAAACCCGAGCTTGTATCCTTGATTCCCGATGATTTGTATAAGGAGTATGCTGACAAGGGTGAGGAACCATCTCTATATACCTGCTTTAAATCCCTCGTTGATGTGGAGTATGGATATAATACTGACTTTCTCAAATCTTGTGATATGGTAATTAAGTACGGCAAGGATAACAATATTAGCGACGAGGATATGCCTAGGAAACTATTTATATTTACTGACATGCAGTTTGACGAGGCGACTACCGAAAGGAAGGAGAATAGTTGTATTGAGACGCTGTATAAAACAATTAAAAAGCGGTTTGTAGCGGCTGGCTATACACCTCCCAAGTTTATATTCTGGAATCTCAATTCTAGTCACAAGGAATCGTTTCCTGTGAATTGTAAAACCGAGGGTGTTGCTATGATTTCAGGATTCTCGGAGCAATTGCTAAAGATATTTATGACCTATGACGAGTTTAAACCAGAGCTGATTGTTGAAGAGATTCTAGCGCCTTATCTCAAAGATATCTTCATAGACGACAGCGAACTCTAGGCGACGAAGTAACGAAGTGACGAAGTAACGAAGTAACGATGTGACGAAGTGACGAAGTAATGATTGTATTGTAATTGTATAAAAATAAAGGAGTATGTAGGTACATATATATCTATATATCTATTTTTTATTTACTTACGACCTTTCTTGCCCTTCGCTAGTTTAGAAGCAGTTTTCTTTACGAAAGAACCGATATCCTTGGTAGAATTGAAGAGACGACCAGGAGTATTACGGATTGATTTAACGGGATTCTTGATAACCTCTTCAACTTCTCCTTCAAACTCCTGTATTTTTACTAATAAATTAGTTAGAGTGCTTATCAAAATCGGGATGATAATGATGGTGAAAAGGAGTATTATGAAAAGGAACAAGGATATCATCGTGCCAATCGCAATAATATCGCGACGTAAATCTTCAGAGCACTTACATTTTTCGTTCATTAAATAGCGGACATAGTCAAAAGCATAGTAGATATATACCACAAATGTTAAGAAGAATATGAATGTACCGAACGCCAGTAATTGGACGATGCCAAAGCCCATGCTTTTAGCGATGCTCTTGATTGGTATAAACGCTGTAATTAAGAAATACAATAAAGCGATTATAGTGAAGTTCTTAATAAACTCCTTGTTGCTATGCTCGGAACAAGCACATCCTACATTTTCTAACTTATATATATAGCTCCAAATTATTATAAGTAGCAATACAAATATCAGTTGTATGAATAAACTACTATAAAAAGATAAAGTGCTATCGGCCTCTTTCATTATTCTCTATACTATAATAATAGAAATTATTTATTTTTCTATAATATTATATATTAAAAACTTCGTTGAGCTGTCAAAACCCTTAATATCCAAGGCCTTTATTTTTTCTACGATACGATTATCGGGATGGTTTTTTAATATTTTAAAGAGTTGTTCCAGAAAAATATCTATAATATACTTGTGTATGCTAGGATTACCAAAGCATTCCTCTGTAAGATGTGTATATATGTTATTCAACAGCGACGATATCTCCGCCTTTTTATATTTTATCCACAACACGTTTATATTATGAATCCCTCTCTTCCATTTAATGTAGTCGCAATATAACTCATACTCGTTATTAAGTAATAGTAGGTTATTCTCAAATATATATTTAGGCGGAATCCATTCCTTATTGTTTAGATAGCTATCCCATAATTTATCTATCATATTCTTTAAAAATACGCTGTCAAAGTATTCTAATAATCCAATATAGAGGTTATTATCGCCGTCATAAACCTTAATGTATGAAAGGATAATTAAAAATATCTCATCAGTATTGTTATCTGCGATGATATTCTTGATTTTTTCACAGATTACTTCCTTATTCTTTGTCGTCAATTTATTAAGCTGTCCTATTAAAGCCCTCTTTGTATTTGAATTATCAGAGAAGTCTGGGATAATAATATGGACTCGTCCCTTGTTACTCGCGTGACTAGCGTTACTCGCGTGACTAGCGTGACTAGCGTGACTAGCGTGACTAGCGTGACTAGCGTTACTATACGAAGTATTATGATGACTATTATACGAAGTGTTATGCGAAGTATTATGCGAAGTGTTATGCGAAGTGTTATGATGACTATTATAGCTATGCGTGTTGCTATGCGTGTTGCTATGCGTGTTGCTATGCGTGTTGCTATGTAACGACTTCTCTTTCTTATAGTATAACTTTTTCTCCCATATCATTTTAGGGTCGTAAAATGATTCAAAGCAACTACATGACTTTTTAAGAGCTTCAGCTTTTTGCGTGATACTTGGTGGGACACTTATATTATATCTATTTTGAAAAACAAATAGAGGTATTTTAACTACCTTATCATCCATTGTTATTACTAGATATATTTAATAAATCTTATATATAAATATTTGTACGCAAGACACTGAAGGCACGGAAGTATATGATATAAAAATTATATATATAATTATATAATATAGTACAATATATATTATGAGACTTGATATTAAAAGTCAGTTTGTAGAGGAACTTGATGATATCTACAAAACTCATTTGATATATAGAACTATCGTCGTATGTAATAATGATGACATAGACGAATATAAGGTATTGTTGGAAGATAATGACTTTAGCGTGTATGTAGTGGATACGTTATCAAGCATCATCAACTACGACGCATTAGATTATAGGATTCTGTTAATAAAATGTGATTTTGTGGAAGAGTTTTTAAACGATATTATTAGCAACGGCGGCGGCAGTAGCACAGCGAACAGCCGTAATAACTTCTATACATATATAGCATTTACTCCAGATAACGCAAATATAAAAGAGGAAATTTCTAAAAAATATTATAATAACTACGACATTATCAACAACATTATTTAGATAATTAGATAATTAGATAATTAGATAATTAGATAATATGTTTGT